GCAAAGCCATTAGCATTTGTCATAGTTGGTGCAGCAAGAGTATTTAGGCGAGCCATCATTGAAGCAAAGGCGGCCTCAATAGAAGCGACCATCTTGGCAATCTCATCGGCTAGGGCAGCCTCTTGCGACTTGAGGCCATCAATAAAGGCATTAGAAACCCCTTCGCCAAGACTGTAGAAGGTATCTGTAGATTCCTTGGCAATGTCCGAGCCAGCCTTGTTGAGTTGATCAAATAGGTCATTGAGTTCGGTAACTGTGTCAGCACCGCCAGCAATAATAGCCTCAGCGGTTGCTCCACCGGCTTCAGCGCCAGCATCTACAATCTGCTTGAAGAGTGTGCCATTTAGACCAAGTTTCTTCAGAGTGACTAGGTTCTTAGCAAAGTTCTTTGTCTTATCAACTAGCTTCTTGAAACTCTCAGACAAGTTGCCAGTAATAACCTCATCATAGGTTGTAGAGATTGTTGTAGCAATTCCATTTACAAGAGTCTTGACTGACTTTGTGACCTGGCGAGTTTCATTAGATAGTAGGGCTGTGATATTTACAGCATTTACAACACCTGCTGAGATATCTTTAGCAATAGCAATCTTGGCAAGCAATACATCGCGCTGGCGAGCAAGAGCCTGAAGAGCTACTTTTTCTACCTTGATGTAGTCATAGATAAAGTTGGCTGCTGCTTGAGTAAGCGCACCATCGCCTAGACCTTTTACTACTGCCTCATTGATAGCCTCAAAAGAATCTACTGCCTGTTGCTCAAACTGACCTAATTCTTTAGTTGCCCTACCTAGATCTCTGAAGCCCTGAGATAGGTCTGAAATGTTTTGAATAAAGTCAGCAACTAATTCTTTTTGTTTCTCGGCAGCCTTATCAATAGCCGCAATTACAGACTTGCCGCCGGACTTAGAGCCACCAAGTTGCTCAACAATCGGCGGAACAATAATGGGCTTGGCATCTCGGACACCACTCTTTAGGGCATCAATACCAGTTTGGTAGTTTGCGATAACTTGGTCATAAGCCTTTTTGCGAGCAGCAGCAACGGCAGCGCCTTGTTCTTTACTTCCAGTTCTAAATTTCTTGGCAGTTTCATTGGCAGCATCCTGCCCTGCCTTCATAGCCCTAGAAATAACTGTTGCTGGAATACCTGTGCTTGCTTGACCTGTTGAAACAGCCAGACCAGCCAAAGCACCAGCGAGCAAACCAACTAGACCAATAATTCTTACAATCGGGTTAGCATTTAGAACCGCATTGAAAATACTGAAAGCAGCCGAGGCAACACCAATACCAGCAGCAAGAGGGCCAAAGACCTTGATGTTCTCGCCAATGTAATGCGCTAGTTCAATAACTCCGTCAATGGCATCGGTTGTGAAATCTACAAACTCTTGAAGTTTTGCTTGACCTTCTGGAGATGCGAACCAAGCAGCAAACTCATTTAGGGTTGGCAGTAGAGCCATACCAATCTGCTCTTGCATTTCGCCAAGAATGATGTTGATGCGCTGGAAAGGATCATTGTTGGCAGCAGCCTCAGCCATACCACCAAAGGCGAGTGCGGCATCCCTAGCAAAATCTTTAGAACCCTTTAGAGCTGGGATAAGTCGGAACAACTGAGTTGTCTGACCAGCCGCAGCCTTACCAACAGCAATCGAAACCGCACCGAGGTCTTTACCAGTTCCGGCAGCAATGTCAGTAGATAGGGCTAGTAGGTCTTGAGCCTTGCCTACATCTCCAGTAGCTCGAACAAGGGAAGCAAGGGCTGGGCGAAGTTGGTCATCGGCAATGCTTGTCTGAAGCATTAGTGAGTTTATGTAAGCCTCTGAGCCAGCTATAGCCTCATCGGTTGCACCAACTGTGTTGCGAAGTTGCTGGGCTAGAAGAGCCTGGCTCTTGACATCGGCAACGGCGGCTTTAGCAGACTCTTTTAGGCCATTAGTAATACCAGCAAGTCCGATACCTAGACCAACAGCGCCAAGAGTGTTTCTTAGGCCTTTGCCAAGTTTGTCGAATTCTCTTGAGGCCTTCTTGATTCCAGTCGCATCAAACTGGGTAGCAATTATCGCCTTGATTGCACCGGCCATTATTTATTCAACTTTCTTGTAAAGTCATTCATTGTTTGCTCAATGACTTTTGCAACTTCTCTTCTAATTGCTGGCAACTTATCTTCCAAGTTCTTGTAAACAAAGCGAGAGGCTGGGCCATAGCGAGCATTTAGAACTCGAATCATGTTTGTTCCTTGACCATTGATTCGGCGGCGAACAGTCTGGCCAGTTCTAGGGTCTACAAAGGGTCTAGTCTGGCGGTATTTACCAGGATTATTAGCTCGACCAGCCATGTCAGAAATCTCAAAGCCATACTGCTTCCCTGAGCCTTCTGCCTTTATAGCGACTAGGTTGGCAGTTGTTTTACCAAAGCCAGACCTAGCACTAGGAGTGACTTGGATAGAAACCTTTGGGGTTGTGTATCCTGAGCGCCCATTGTTCGCCATTCCCGATAGAGGTGCTACCTTTGGGGAGTTCGACTTGATTGCCAAAACTGCTGGCTGGCTAATTTGGCGGATACTCTTTCGCATATCCTTGAGCATCTCTGGCTCGATTTTGCGCATTAGTTTTATGGTTTCTTTCACACCATAGAACTTTATAATCTCATCAGCCATAGGTTCAATTCTACCTTAGAAGCGAAAAGCCCCCGATGCGTAGTCGGGGGTCTTTCTATTTACTCATCTGTTTATTGCGCCAAATCATGTACCTGCCCATAGTCCAGAGCATTCGGTCTGACTCGGCCATTAAGACCGAGGGTGCAATACCAGTTTCGACAGCAAGGCTGGCGATATACCAATGACTCGATGTATCGCCAAGCCCAACTATTTTGGGTCTATCTCGCTCGCTCCAACTGACTCGACTGTATCTGTCCACTCATCGAAACCGAGAGCGGTTGATTTGGTGCGAGTTTCAGAAGCCCAAGCCAAGAACAGAAGGTGAGTGATTCGCACTTCTTCCTGGATTCGGCTTACTGAGATGTTGAACTTGTCTTCAAACTTTACAAGGTCTGAAGCGGAGCAGGTGATTTCCTTGCTGTTGCCATCAAGGAATAGGATGCGTAGGTTGATTTTCATTTTTATCCTTATGCGGTTGCGCGAGATACCGCGCCAACAGTTGGGAAGGTCACATCAAAAGTAGCCAAGTCACCAACAGCACCGTTGATTGGTGTGTATTGAGAGATTAGAACTACTGCTGAGTAAGCAGGGTTTGTAGCAGAAACAGTTGCAGAGCTTGAGCGAATGGTTACAGTCGCTTCAGTTCCGATTAGTGGGTAAAGCAAAGCATCTACTCCGCCAACACCAAAGTCCTGCTGGAAGTTTAGGGTTACAGAACCAGACTTTAGGCCTGCTGCTACTTCGCGCCATCCAGCGCTTCCTAGTGAGGTCTTGTCTACTTCTTCAACGGTGATCTCAAGAGATGCACCTGATAGGGCTGATGATACATCCGCTGTGCCAATGCTGACATAGCGGCTAGTTACAACGGTTTTACTCATTGTGATTTTCCTTTTGTTTAGTCTGCTTGCACAGCGATATCGAATTCAGCGGCGAGATAGGTGTTCTCACCGATGGTGACTGAGCCGTAGTTTCTCATGCCTGTAACTATTGTATCAAAGACAACTCCATCAAGGGTCTTGTCTGCTTCAATGGCTACCCTAATGCTGCTGTTTCCAGTTGGGGAACAGTAGACATCAAGACTGTTTTGGGCTGTGCGCTCGCTTACGCGACCAACAACCAAGGTGACTGTGAAATTGTAAGTGCTTAGAGCGTTGTTGAACGCTCGGTGATAGTCCACAGATGAAGGTGCGACAATCGCAAAAGGTGGGTTTACATTGTCAGGGATAGTTGGGCCTGAGCGTAGACCGGTGATGGTTGCCAGTCTTGTAGAAAGGCCTGAGCGAATTTGGCTGATTGTTGCCACTATGCGAACTTCACAATTCTGTAAGAGTCAACTAGCTGAGAAACATCTGGATCAAGGCGAGAACCAACTCGGATGAAGCCGAGGTCTGGGCTTGATAGAACACCAAGCGGTGAATCTAGGCGCTTGAAGATTCGGCTTGACTGGATAATGGTTGCTTGCTTGATAGCGGTAGGAATTGCTGAGAATCCCCAAGTCGCTGTGACCTTTACAAGGGCTTCGCCACCCCAGATTGGGAAGGTGTAGTCACCTATTGCTCTAATGGCGTTGTAAGGCACAGGAAGGCCATCTACACGCCCATTTAGAGGCTCTAGTTGGTAGTCATCTGCTTGCCAGATAACATCATAAGTTCCATCGGCAGAAGTGTCAGTAGCAATCTCTGTAATTGTGACTGCATCATCAATGTTAGTCACCCAGTCTGTATCGGCCACAAAGTAGCGAGCAGCAGTTCCAGCATTGTAAAAAGAGCGAGCGCAATAAGCATCAATTAGGCGAGAGGCAGACTCAATCGCCATTTCTAGCAAACTGTCATCAATACTGTCAGTTATGCGAAGTGCAGCCTTTACCTCGGCGAGAGTTGCGTATCCATTTGCGATTGCCATAGGACTATTCTACCGCTCGAACCGCAACCGACTCTTAATGTCTGTCGAGCTGATTCCCTGAGTGTAAGGAATGTAGCAAAGGCCTATGCCTCGGTCATCCAGCCAATCTTGGTCAAAACCCATCTGAGAGTAATAATCTTTCCTAGCCCAGTCTGACCCAATAACTACAAGGTCAGGTCTGGCTAAATCAATAGCCAAACGGCTATCAGCGCCACCGAGATTGGCAAAACTGCTGGCTGGCTAATTTGGCGGATACTCTTTCGCATATCCTTGAGCATCTCTGGCTCGATTTTGCGCATTAGTTTTATGGTTTCTTTCACACCATAGAACTT